TGGTTGAGAGTTCTTACCAGCTGGTGCGATATTATAGTCTATCGATGCCTCGATCTGAAGATCAGTCAAGGTGATAGCCCCTGCAGGGACTGTTGAGTAATCTGAATAACCTGAATCAGATCCTCCCCCAACAACAACATCTGAGCTATCATTCTGAGTTAAAGAACTCGGAGCAGGGGGAGCAGTATCTGTGTTCTGTGTAGACTTCAAAAGGTTAGCCGGACTACCAATTACCAATTCATATTTATGAATGAAAGCATTAGCCATTTTTAAAGTCCTAGTTGTTCAATCTCTTCTAGTGTTAAGTAGAGGAGTTCATAATCTTTCCCAATTCCAAAGTTATCTCTCCCCACTGGGTCAGAGGTCTCTCTTAACCTAGCGCAGAAGAGTTCCCCATCGGGAAAGTCCTGTAAGCAATACCTACCTGTCAGATCATAATTCTCCATAACTTTGACGCTATTAATGACATCGCTACCAGAAAGACTAATATCAATATACCAACGCTTGGACCTTTCATTATATGAAACCTCGAAGATATAGTTTCTACCGGAGAGAGATACTGTCTGCCGACTCCATGGGGTGTTGGGAATAAATATACTTACCGCCATACTATCCTCCTATAAGGCTTGCGCCTTCTGATATTTGACGTTGACTCCATTCAAGCAAGTCCTCTTGCTTAAGCTCTTGGGTTGTCCCTGCACCATTTTGAAGATTACTAGCGTCATTCTGAAAGTTAGGGGATGCGGTAGGTTGTGCAGTGACTTGTGCTTGGTCAGCAAACTCAACCTTAGTAGCTGAGAGATCTACGAATAGATCCCCACTACCTGCTCCCGCTCTCTTATTTATCTGTAGAGATGTTACGATACAGTTCTGCAGAGGAGTGATCAAGTTCTTAGGTTCCCCAAAACCTCCGAAGGTTGGAGCTTGGAACGTTGTGATCGTAACAGGTGTTGCATTGTCCTTAATATCTTGGAGATTAGCTATGTAGTTCTCAGGTGCGGTTACAAACTCGGAGTTAGAGCCTTTAGCTTTCACCCTTGTAAGGATACCTGATAGAGTAACCGTATCTTGATTCTGGATAACATGGTCAGTAGTCGATCTTCCACTTTCTATTGGGTTATTAGTAAGTGTGCTTGAGGATGTGTACTGAACACTGGTCGTAGCATCAAGTTGGAAGATAAAGCCTGTTACTGAGTCAGTGATGAATGTAGCCATTACTGTACAGCCTCCATTGAAGGGATTAGTTTATTTTGGATAGCGGTCTCTACCACACGGGTAGCTGCCTCCTCATCCAATCCATTAGCATTCACTTCGATATTAACTTGACCTATTGTGCCTGTACGTCTGCTCTTCCTTGATCTCTGTCTAGACATGGCCTCTCTAGAGGCTTGGGCTCCAGTTATTCTCAACCTAGCTGCAGCTTCCTCATTACCAAACAGGGCTCTGATATTATCTACAACACTTCCTATGAAGTCACTTAACCCTCGCATAAAGTTAGGGAAGTTCTCTTGAAGAGACTTATTGATAACATCTCCGATTGCTCTACCAATATTAAATGAGAATGCAAGTAGGAAAGCCTTTAAGAAGAACTTACCAAAAGCTGATCCTGCTTTTGTACCACCACTTGTGAATAAACCTAGAAGGGTCTTACCCGCAAACAAAGTCCCAATAGATGTACCTATTGCCAATAGACCTTTAAGAGGGCCATCTTCCATCCCCGAGAGTTTGTTTAACCCTCTCTCTAGGAGACCGAAAGGTAACACCACCACACCCGCTAAGATCTTGAAGAGACCTATCAAGGTTCTCGTCATCCTTCCCAGTAAGCTTAGGTTTTTGGTTCCTTCCTCACCTTGTTTGGAAACCTCTTCCATTGAGGAGGTGATCGTATCAAGTAGAATACCAAAAGGTCTTAGTAACTGAGCAAGTGCTCGAATAGCAATACCTAATCCTTTAAGTGCAGCTCCTGCTACTCTACCTAGCCCTCTGAACGTTGGGGCCATCTGATCAACAGTTGCCCTAAGGTCATTGAAGAAGGACGCTAATCCTTCACCAAGTCCTGATTCAAAAGCATCAAAGATGTTTAACTGGACTGTTGATATCAACCTACGTAGTGCAACACCTGAGGTATCTAATGCAGCTGTTAGGGCTCCACCCTCTCTGGCTGCTATACGAAGCTGTTTAGCAAACTTAGGTAAGAACTCATTAGAGACAACCTCACCATTCTCAAGCATTTTAGTTAGCTCTTGAACAGTAACACCCATAGCCTTAGAAGCTGTGGACATAGCGATCGGCAATCTATCACCTAATTGCTGTTTAAGTTCTTCCGATGATACCGTACCTTTAGATAGGATCTGTGTGAATGCTCTGAATACACCGAATGTATCTTCAGCTGTTAGACCGAAAGCTGTTGAAGCCTCAGCACCAGCAAGGAAGATCTCTTTTGTAGTGTCAGCCGATAGGCCTGCATCCTTGGCAGCTACCGCCAATTGTTGGTAACCTTCAGCACCAGACCTAAGATCCCTGCCAAGAGTGATCGAGACATCTTTAATAAATTCAAAATCTTTAGCCGCTTGTTCAGTAGAACCAGAGGCTGCTAGTAAAGACGCTTGGATAGATTCGAAACCAATACCTGTACGCCCAGCTGCTCCGGCTGTACCTATAGCAGCAAAGACTGAAAGATAACTGCGCGCTAGATTTCTTGCAGAATCCCTTGCAGCATTCATAGCAAAGGTTTGAGCTTTAAATGCTCTAGCCGCTCTATTACTTTGTTGTACAGTTGAAGTTAGTTGATCATTTACCAATCTCAACTGATTAGTTATCTTAGAGAAGTCTCCAGCTGTAGAAGCCTTATTTATCGACTTAGAGAGCTGATTAAATTGTTGTTGGAATTGCTTAAGTTGTGCTTTCGACTCAGGAGTTCCAAGAGAGCTTAATCCTCTGCTAGCCTTTCTACGGGCAATCTCCAAGGAAGTTGCTACCCGGTTTCTCCTGATTTGAATTCTTTCTGCAGCTTTGGCTGCCCTCTCTTCCTGACGTAGTTGGTCAGCAAAGAAAGTTTTAGAGGCTTTCATCCTAGCTTGCTGGGTGCGTTGGGCTTTGGCCCCAATACGCCCCATTTTAGCTTCTATGTTAGAAAGTCCCTTATCGACCTCACTAGAGTCAAAGCCAAGCTGTAGGATAAAATCCTTAATAGTCATTGCCATTATCTGCTTCCTTTATCAAGAGCTTTCATCTTCTCCTCGTGATCCTTATTAGTTGCCGTATCAATTGCTTCCATACAATCTATGTATTCTTTATATTCAAGAAGCTCTGGCAATGTCATTTCATATTTAAGGGAGCGAATAGTCTCTTTGTTGTATTTACTTCGGTAGACCGTATAGATGTACCAATCTAATGAGGTGAGTGAACAAGTCTTCTCTATTTGTCTGAGGACTCTTCCGGATCTTGAGTTGGGGTCTTGAGGCTCTCCATCAGACTCATTAAACGGGTCTGAAAACCGCTCTCTGTAAAAAAACTTTCGAAGTTCTCCTTAAGGGCAAACTCAACTAATTGGATCATACTTCCATAGTTACCTCGGAAGTGAGTATCAAAATTAATTTTCTTACCATCAACTTCAACATTTCCGATGAGGGCTGAAATCAACTCAGCAACATCAACCTTGTCAAGTTGTGTAGATAGGAGGGTAGCTAAATCAGAGAACGTTTTAGGTGCTCCATGAAGTAACTCATCGTGACGAAGACCATCAAAGCTTGCACCGATAGATGGAGCCAAAAGCTTGCTGATCTCTAAAGACATTTTTAGACCAATCGTTGCAGGTAGGAGATGGAGTGTATAGGTTACACCATTAATCTCTTTAGTTGCGATACCCGCTTGTTTATTTATATCGTTTATATTGAAAGACATGTTCTCTCCTTAAGAGGGGGCTATGCCCCCATCAATTAAATATTAGCTTCAACAAAGTTGTTAACTTCATCTACGATACCAGCCGTAGCTTCACCAACACCTTTAGGTACTGCAGTAAACACCATATTCTCAACGAAGAATGTGAAGGTACGGGAATTATTAGAGGTCCCTAGAGTTCCTTCACCAATCGATTGTAGGTGGGCGTTATTAGATAGTACCAAGGTTGCACCTGATGGATCAGAGATCACAAGAGGTAGGCGGATAGGTGTGTCGCTTGCACGTTGTGCAGCATAAACACCAGCTAGGCGCTTAGCACCTGCAGAGGTATCCATCAAATCAAAAGCTACTGTACCAGTCTGGTCTGGACTGATAGATAGGGCAACCTCTCCATCAGCTCCTACAGTAGGTGCTGAGAAGTCGGAATTGTAGGTGATAGTTATAAAGCTATCCTCTGCGTAGCCATCAATAGGAAGGCCACCGAAGTTACTTACAACTTGTCTACTTGAGTATGTTACGTGTGCCATGTATTTCTCCTATTAACCTTCAGAGATTGTTAGAACGCCGTTGAACACAGCTTCATGGATAGCACCAGCAAGGAAAGCAGTGAACTGAACATTACGTAGTACACGAGCTTGTTTATCAGCTGCTGGGATCTCTGTGATCAATGGTGGGTTGGTTACATAAGACTCTAAGAAGTTAGAATCAACGAATGGTTGAAGTGCTGCAGATAGTGCAGAATCAATCTGAGAGATACCAGAGGCTGTGTAAGGGATCTTACCACCTTGCTGGTTGATAATCAGACTAGAGATTCTCTCACCGATACGTGCAGTCATTGTATCACGACCACGGATGGTATCAATCCACTCTCCACTTTCAACTTTACCCGGGCGAGTTACTGGAACTCCACCAACAAGGGCAACCATATTGTATCCATAAGATAAAACATTAGTTTGCTGGGTCGATGTTAGTTTGTTACCTGTACGTGGGTCTTTAGACTCAGCGAACAAGCTTAATTGATTACCTGCCCAAGTTACAGCATTCTCATCCGGAGCATACGGAGCATTAACACCGATCCACTGAACCTCAGGGAAGTTTTCTGAATCTTCATGCCACAGAGTGATTGTACGGTCCTTGGTAGGGGTGCTACTCGCAGGAGCGTCAAGGATAGCTGTATCTGAAGAGGCTTGGAAGAACAAGCGGTCCATAGCTTCAACTGCTGTAGATAGTTCCCCACGGAATACTGAATCTTCTTCTGCAGCGACAAAGTAGAAGTCTTCATCTTCTTCAAGGATTGCATTAAGAGCATCAGCCCCTGTCTCAGTGCTTGTGTAGGTATCCGCTAGATTTTCTAGGCCAGTGATAGAGAATACATCTGAAGAGGTATTACCCGAAATCTCCAGAGTTGCTGCTGCACCAACACCAACCACTGTTGCTGTGATGTGATCTGTTACCTCTGTGACAGCGTCAATGTCAGCTTTAAGTGCAGTTGCAATCTCTTCAGCTGTGTCAGCAAGTAGTGCTGTATAATTAGCGGTTACAGAATCATTATCATTAACTGTTACAGTAACTTCATAAACGGTATTCTCTGCTACGTTCTCAGGTGTCAGGATAGCATCTGAATCCCTACGACCAACCTTGAAGAGTGGCCCTGAAGGGGTGTTAGAGAAGAAAGCGAGTGCTGCTAGGTACGGGTCAGATGTCGTACTGAAATCAGCCGCTACATCCTGCACACTTGCATAGGACCTTACACGGCTTAGGTAAGCACTGTGTGAGGCAATAAACATCGGTGTGCCAAAACCAGCTCTACTTACAGCTGTTGTCTGTAGGCTGATGTTGACTGTGGCTACTGGATTTAAAGCCATTATGTCTCCTAATTAATTATTTCCACTCATAGGGAGCGGGTTAGTGTCTTCATCACTCCTAAACACATCACCAGTGTATTCAACACCTTTGATATCTGTAGAGGTGATATCTTTAACATCTGTAATTGCAAATGTCAGATTGAATGAACTACTCTCGCTATATGAGGTTGAAAGCAGTTGTGGAATTTCAATTATGCCATCGGTTACTCTTACCTGACCTGAGGTCTCAGATCTAACTCTCTCAAGGATAACGTCTGTACTAAAGAAAAATTCTAGATCCTCTGCTATCGCCTTGGAGTTACCTCCGAATACGGTATAGTTAATAAGGATCTCTTTAACATTCTCATACCTGATGGTATTATCATCAGGCATAGACTGTTCAATTAGATACCCACCGGGTCTTCCTGTTGTCAGGATGTCCACAGTGATATACGGGAAATCTGGTTTAGGTCCGGGCTTTGTTTTGGGACCAGTTTGCCTAGAACGGATAACGGAAGGGTAAGAACCTGATGTACTTAACTCTGACCCAACAGTGTCACGAGCGATACCAATAAACGTTCTATAAATTTGATCGTAATCTATCATTGGTCATCATTCTCATTCTTATCTTTGCGAACTAAAACAACCTCATAGTGATCGATTGAAAGTGTGGTCTCAGTCCAAGGATCCGATTCGACTGTCACATATACATAGCCGTCAATGGTTGTCTCGTAAGCTTGTGTGTTTTCAAGATGGTTTGTTGTGAAGATAGGGGACCTAGGGAAGAACACTCTAGCGTCTGTAGATGAAACACCCTCAGGTAGAACATCTCTTTTGGTTCCTAATCTAAATGGTTGAAGTGATCCTTCGACATCAAACTCATGCTCGAACCCATCAACGTAAAGACCATCTTCATCGTAGAAGCCCTCTTCGAACTTCTTAAAGGTGAGTGTCTTAGCTTTTAATAATCTCACTTCTTAATCTCCTCATCGATAGAGTTTCTGTAAGCTAGGTTGTCCCTAAGCTCTCCAGAGTCCACCAGAGGCTCATCACGACCTTTAATTCGGATAGTGGTAGGTCTATTAGATGCAAGGGCTGAAGTATCCCCAAATAGGCTCTGAAGCTCTTTCTGGTAGTACTTACCGATGGTATCTAATAGGAGCTTAGCATCAGCCCTGCCAGCTAAGTTACTTGACCAATTACGGATAGCACTTTTAACTCTTGAGGATTTTTGGGGCTTAGCTCCGAAGGCTGTGATCTGGAAAACAGGTCTCTTAGGGATGTCATCAGTCCCAAACTCATGGATAGCCATTAATGCGGGGAACGAAAGGCCAGAGGTGTGTTGCCCCTGACCTGCGAAGTAACCTATCTGTACATTCTCTTGGTGAATGTCTTTGACAGATTTCCTGATCTTATTAAAAGTTCTCCCCTTCTTAACTACCTTAGCTTTTATCACGGGGATTACCTCTTAGGTTATGCTACATTGTAATTGGGATACTTGCATATTATTAGTATTCTCCTCGTTGGAGATCCACAACTCAAACTCATCGTTAGGTTGGATGTTAGTATTAGCAAGAATAGTTACAGGAACCTCTCTCGTGGTAACCTCTAGTATTTGAGAGGCCCCTGCCAGAGGAGATCCATTCTTGTAGACCGTTAACTTGATCAACCTGTTACCAGACCCACTAGAACGTTTAACACTCGCTGAGTAGGTAACCGTACCATCAAAGAACTTATTACCGACATACCTAAGTGTATTATTACCCGGCATAGTGAAGCGTTGGATATTCTCACCTGCAACTGTCGTCCCGAGAACTTTAGTTGGAATACTTACACCGGAGAAGGTTGTCTCCACGGTGTTATTTTCCATGTATAGAGAGCCTATAGCTGCACTATCAGGAACATTATTATTAAGCCCCCAATTCCAACGGGCATCCTTGTAGGAAATATTATTAATGGTTGGGAGGTTTCCACCGAAGGTTGTATTCGATTGTATTACCCCCTGCCCACCAAGTGCTATGTTTCCACTGCTTGGCAATCCATCAATAAGGACAAGTCCCGGAGAAGCTTGAATGAAGTTGTGATCTATTGACATAGCTCCGAAAACTGATGTTCCAAGATCAACCACAGTCCCTGTAGTAGTGCTCTCTAGGATGTTCCCAGTTATTCGCATAGCCTCATTAGCTGTGCCCTCGAAAGAAGCACCTGTGGCCATATTCCTTAGAGCATTTTTATCGAAGTTGACGATCAATAGGTCTTGGAATCTACCAATAGCTGGTGAGTTGGTTAGAACACACTCCGAGAGGAAGAAGCTATTAGTTCCCTCATTCCCAGCGGTATCCTCTAAGTCAAAGATGTTCCCACCGATATTAACAAACGTACAATTATTACCTATAAATCCTGCATCTCTACCACGGATAAGAGCTGTAGCATTATTGGTGATCAGGATATCGAGTTCTGGGTTAAGACCATATACGTTGTTTGAACCTGTAAGCTCGATACGGTCGGTAACTAAGTCAATCGTTCCGTTGATCTCGTAATCTGTATTATCAACTAAGGTAATCACTCCACCTATCGGGAGGGGGAAATCACCCTTCGTCTTAACAAGAACTTTATTACTTCTTTGGGGAGCTGGCTCTGGGATTTCTGCTGCTGCAGGTACAAGGCGGCTTGTTGTTAGACTTGCACATGAGGCGTTATTCCAAGTCCCTATAGTAGGAACACCTTGGGCAATCCCCCCTGAGTTATTACCAGCTGAATCCCTATAGATCTCAACAGTAACAACTTGACCAACTGTCAAAGGAACAACTACGTCAAACTGCATCGGGATGATTACATTAGCATCATCTAGTTCAACTAGGACGGAGGATGCTGGCTGAAACCCATCTACAAGTAATCTTCCGTATAAGAACGAGACCCCAGCCGATCCTGTTCTACCCGCTTGTAGTGTTATTGTGAAGTAATACGTTCCGTCCTCGTTACAGGTTATGTTGCCTGCTGCGTCTATCTGTAACGGATCATTAACACCGCCCTGAGCAACACCAAACTCTACTTGAATAGGTGTGTCAAGTACTACTGGGTTTTGTGAAGCTGCTGTGCTTCTTCCTGTGAAGATAACTTCTCGTATAGCTGTTGAGTCAGAACCATTACCTGACCCACCAGTATCTGGAGGTAAGATAGGCATTATGTATTGTCCTGTACGCTTAGAGGGGCATCGGTGTGTCTCAGAGACTTAGCCCATACGGTGTTCTCACCTGCAGTCACGATCTTAACAGATGTACTATTAGGAGAGATGCTTAATATCTCCCCATTACGGGATGTTGGAGATGGCTCAGTGGCTGAGATTTGTAGTAGAATAGGTGATGTAGATTTATTTGAGATAACTAAGGCTGTACCTACAGCCAAACCCGTCAGGGTATTGACATCAGAGAAAGTAGTATTGCTTACCTTGATGTCTGGTAAAGTATCGCTCATTATTCCTCCAAAAGGAAAGAACTATTATAGGAATAAATCAGATGGGCACGTACAATCACTAACAGTGAATTTCTTACTTGGGTTAATCTTCACACCAATAGCTTTACTAGGGCTATACCCCCCGCCCGGTAAAAGAGGGCAGATATCTGCTAAAGACTTTATATAATCATCCCAAGCTACTCTACTGAGTTCGCCGTAATTCTCTTTCTCTACGCCGCCAACCTTTTCTCTCTTTATGTTCTGTTCGTCAACTGCATACTTCGACTTGTTGAGTAGTGCAACTGATTTCAATGTTTTACAAAGAGCCTCACTGTAATAGATATCGTCATCAGCTGGGATTTGATAATCAACAACATTGTCAATGATCATCATCATCTCAGTATCAGTGAGGACGTTACCATCAGGAAGGAAGACCTTAGCATCGGCTAGAAGTTGTGCTCTATCTATTACTGCCATAATGGCTCCTTATTAGAATTCTTTTTAAACAAAAATGCCGCCCCGGAGGGCGGCTGTTAGTTCACTAACTCTTAAGCAGTAGTTAGGTGACGAACTAGCTGTGGGTTCACCATCATTGGTAGAACATTCTTCTCAGTCCATAGAGTAACACCGTTACGGTCATCTTCTTTAGACCAACCGTATGCAGTTTGTGCAGTAGTGTTAACGTACTGACGAGTCTGAGCTGGAGCAAATACTTGCTTCATGAATGTCTCAGCACCAACTGGGATCATGTAAGCATCAGCATCAGCGATCAACTTAGTACCAGCGATAGAGGCACTGTAACGGATGTAGCGTAGACCATCGTGGGAATCGAAGTACTGGTAGTTGAAACGACCAGAACCAGAACCGAAGCTAGACTCAGGAACACCCATAGATGCTAGGTCTAGACCACCACGCATTTCACGGTTCAGTGTTAGTGAGCCAGCTCCACCTTGTTGCTTCTCAACTAGAAGACGTTGGTTGAAGAAGTCTTTACCGCAAAGAACAACAGGCATAGACATTGTGTTCATTGTCTTCTCAACATCTTGCTCTAGGAAGTCAAGCTGTTCAGCGAATGATTGGAAGTGATCAATAGTGTTATTGTCAAGATCCATGTTGATCTTAGCAGGACGTGCACTACCAACGATGTCAGTGTAGAAGTTATACTCTGGCATTGGACCACCACGGGTGATGTTCGTATCAGTTGTCAGCAATTGAGCAAAAGATAGTTCATCGAACAGCTGCCATGCTTTCTGACTCTTAGCATTCATCTGAGAAACAAGGTATGCTTCATCCATCAACTGGTCAGGAGAGCCCGGGATTCTACGGTTAGCGTAGTCTTTTGGAGCTACGTTAGAACGGATACCGAAGCTACCTACCTCATAGATTAACTGACGAGGCTTGTCTTTTTGAAGGTCTTTACCGAACTCATCATAACGCTTACCATCAGGTAACTGAACAGTGTGCTCTAACTCATCATACTTGAAAGTGTTTGTCTCAAGCATAACTTGGTTAGTAGTACCACCCAATAGGGCAGTCAAAAGACCGGGAGCAACTTCTTGGCGCTCAACAATAGGGGTAACGTCTTGCAACTCAAAAGAGTTCTCATTTGAATGGCTAAGAGCCTTATCAAACTCTACGTTGCTTTGATTAATCTTAACAGTCATATATCTTTACTCCCTGTATTAAGATGTGTAAGTTGGGCTAACAACTTCAGCGTTGTCGATAACCATGATGCCAACTGCTTCAAGAGCTTTCTCATAGTTTGCTTGGTTTGGTGCGCTAAGGGTAGCTAGGGTGAAGTCGATACCATCACGAACAACACCTGTATTATTAGCGCCACGGAATAGAACAGTTACGTCCTCAGTTGCTAGGTCAACATCTTTGTTGTTGAAACCAGCACCAAAAGCAGTACCAACGATGATAGCTACAAAGCCATCGTTAGGAAGGCCTGAGCCACTTCCACCTAGTTCAGCGATATTGGTATCTGCTACGATCTGCCATTCACCGGCTGTCTCGTTGTAGATCAAAGGGATACCCATCGGCTCTACAGTAGTAGCTGCAATAGCTGGGGTGATAGTTGTAAAGTTGTATTGCATTGCATTAGAGTTCTCAAAGGTATTTACACCTTTAACAACATCTGTGAAATATTTGCGACCAGTATCATTAACAGGCATTATTTAGCTCCTTTCTGTAGGTCTTGTTGTTCTATGATTTTATCAATCAGGCTTTTCTCAACAGCGTCTGCTTCAGGCTCTCCACCTTCACCAGCTTCAGCGTCAAGGGCTTTCTGAAGATCAGTATCAGCTGTCTCCTTACTAGCCTTAGCTTCTTGTTGAGCTTTCTCTAAAGCAGTCTCAACCTTAGCCTCAGCTTGAGCTACTAGGGCATCAAAAGCCTTAACGATTGTTTCAGAGGCTTCGATACTAGCAAGTACTTCAGCAACTTCATCAGCTAGTTCAGCTTCAAAGCCATAACCAGCAAGAGTGCCTTGAGCTTTAACAACAGCATTCTCATGTTTAAGAGCTGCTAATTGAGCTTGAAGGTCTTTTACGATTTGATCAGACATATCATCCGTTCCTTTATCATGTGTCTCTCCCCCGATACCATCACCCGTAGTAGGGGAAGAGGGGGTGTTTGTTGCATCCACTTTAGATTTCTCTAGAGCGGTATGTTCTTCACCGATTTGATCTAAGATAGCTTGTTGCTCTTTTGTTAGAGGCTTCTTGTTATCCTTTGCCTTGGCAAGGACCATATCATTCTCTAAGCTGCAAGCTCCACCCTGTGACCAATCGGTATAGGTAATTTCTGCACCTTTAAAGTCAAAGTGAACACCCTTCAGTACTCTCTTTGCTTTAGGTTTCTCAACTGCGCTTGATAGTAAATCAGTCATCAGTTAACTCCTCAATCTCGGTAGCTTTAGCTCCGATACTAATCCCAGCAATCTCACCACTCTTACGAAGTTCCCAAGCAGTCTCATTATGGAACTGAACCTTAATGAGGGGTTGACCCTCTCTGATCTCAGTTTCACCGATAATGCAATCTGTCTCAGCTACCCAAGCCTTAACAACAGAGAAGGAATCTGTCTTATGCTTGTGGAAAAGTCCATGCTGTAGGGTGCCCGCTTCGATGGCTTTGTTTAAGCTATCAACCATACCACGGGTATCTTCTAAAGAAATAGTATCACCAACTCCATCAACATCCTCAGGGTGGATATAGAGCTTCTCAATAGCTACCATCTCTTCTTCTTGGAATTGCTTAAGAACTGTCTTCCCAGATCCTTTTGTTCCACCGAAATGCTTAGTGATAAAATTTAGTAAACCTTTCTCTGTGCTCAGGTCATTCTTAACAACCCGGTACTCAGTAAGTTTTACAACTTCTTCTGGATCACTCTCGATGTCTACAGATACTCCCGAGAATGTATATCCAGCTCTGAAGTTCTTATAACCCTCACCTGTATATACCTCGAAGTAGATGTACTCATCATCATAATCTACTAAGTAAGGATATGTGTCAGGGTATTCTGCCCTTATGGCATTTGAGATAATGCTCCTTTTGTCATTATCTGTGTTCTTCTCAATAGCTACACCTGCAGCCTTGAGGATCTCATTTACTTTATCCATATCTATTCTTCCTTAGAGATAGTAATGGTTTCGCCATCACTTGAAATAGCGTAAATTATACCATCTTCTTCTCTATCAACTGTGAAGCTCTTAGCTACCCCACCATTCTCTGAATTGGTTGAGCTTGATGCGCCACCTGATTGGGTATTCCCCGTTCCAGATGTACCGTTGCTTTCCCCACCACGGCTTGTGTCACCGTCATCGAAAACTAACTTATCGATACCATCTGTCGGTAGGTTAGCCTTCTCATATAGCTCTGTAAGAGCCTCTTCAGTAAGGCCGCCGACAGATTTCATACGCTGAATAGCTTTGGATAGAACATCAAGATCTAGTTCGTCCGGATCCATTGGTTCGAATACAGGCATATCTTCCCAGTCAAGCTGGATGTTATTCGCTTTCAGGATAGTTGGGATCAACTGATTATTAATCAGGTCAGTTTTCCAAAGAATATTTCTTTGAACGTACATCGCATGAGTAGAGGTCTGACTAGAACTAAGTGCATAGGACCCTGTAGAGTCTTGGCCCAGTAGTAGGAATCCTGCTCCAAATACATTGTAGATACTTTTACGCTTCTGGTCGATGATGTCTGATGTTTTGTACTGCTTACCGCCCCCGTCGATACCTTTGAATTGGATATCGTAATCTTGGATTTTGGTTGCAGCATCTACATCAGATGACAGAACTATGTAGCTTGACTCACCAGCGTGTAACGCCGCAGCATCCTCTTGAAGGGCTGTATACTCAGCTGCCTCATCAGGGTACGTAGCTGGGTCATTAGCTCTCTCAATTAACTGAGAAGGAACCCTGAGGACTAAAGCACCACCAAGGTCCTTACTAACACCCACAACTTCATACTTCTCGACAAGTTTCTTCTCTAGCCAAGCATCATAACAATGCATGAGAGGGGAATCACCTTGAGGATTATTATTAGTAGGATTGTAAACACTGTGGAGTAATTGCTCTGACTTAATAAATGGGTAGTTAGATTGCTGAAGGGCTGCTGTATCTAGGCTTGTTAATCCCTGAGCAAAATCGGTCATCTTGGGATTTCTATTCTTCTTGAGATTGGGTTTCTGAACAAAACCAATAACCTCACGAAACTCTTTATCCCAAACCCATCCGTAAACGGACTTCTGATCTCTTGGAGCTAATTTCTTGAGAACTCTGAAACCTTTGTAAGGCCCGGAGTTACGTTTTTCTGTAACAATATTCAGAAGGGAGAAACCATAAATAATATCTGTGTTTAGGTTATTAATAGCCTGAAGCCAAGTGCCAGAACTCAGATTGCGAATATTGTAGTTAAGGAACTTAGCAACTTCCTCACTTATTGCTGATCCATTATTGGAAACAAACTTCCCGCCCGCTAATGCCATAAGCACAGGTAGGTTAGTAACGTCCACAGAGTTAAACACTGCATCATCAGCCATCATACTATCGAAAGTACAAAGCCTACGTGGCATGGTAAGTTCGGTTCTACGTGTATCCTGAATGAACCTACCACTTGTCACTACCCGTGGCTGACCTTTCTCACGATTAGTGATAGGTCTAACCACCGTTTTGTTTCCAGAGGTTTCAGCCTTATTGATATCTTCTGACATCAGCTACCTCTTATTAAACTTTACCAGACTCTCTGATGATCTTTTTGATCTTCATCGGGGCCTTGACATCCTCAGGGATATCTACACCTAATTCCTTAGCATATTGAAGAAGGTCATCTTTCTTCTTGAGGGTATCCAGCTTAGGTTGTGGGTCTTCCTCTACAGGGGTCTCAACCACTTCCTCAACCTTCTCTTCAACTTCAAGAGTCTCAACCTCAGGAGTCTCAACTTCAGGTGTTTCCACTGGAGTCTCTTCTACTTGAGCATCTTCAGGAAGAACTAGAACAGCTCTACCCATGAATCCCATGTAGTTTCTCATGGTTGAATCAATACGCTTTGTGCTCTCGCTGATACGGTAGCCATCAAGAATAGCTGCCTGAATATCTAGGAAGAACTGGCGCTCATGGATAGCACCAACGCCCTTATTCTCAATAACTAAACGAGTTGGTTTACTCATGCTTAGCTCCTCTTAAGTTTTGTTCTTAGAAATAACATCCTTAGCATAGGTGTCACTTCGTTTTTGATTTCGTTTAACAACCCGTATACTCCGGGCCTGCGTTAGGTAATTGAATGCACTAGCTATAGCATCCACCCAGTCATCTTTCTTAGTACGTGTACTTCGTTCACCATCAAACTTCTCAAGCTCATCGTAGAGCTTATTGAGGGACTGTTTGTTCTTAAAGGTGCTTTCAACTACACGAACCAATCCAGCCTCGACAGCACTTGCGAAAGGCTCAAACCGTGACAGTTTGTTTTGGGTATTAGGGACTGGATCTTGTTTAGGTCTTAAACCTTCAGCTAGGAGTTTCTTAGCAGACTCTGCGAACTCAACCTTACCAGCCGCGCCGGGGTCAATCGGAAGGACTATGGCACAATCTTCACCATCATAGTGACCTTGCTGAGCTATGATCTTATCTCTCTCACCGGGGCGCTTTCTGAATCTTCCGTACTCTTCGAGGCCCTTCTCATTATTAGATTCAACGTGATCGCCAACCAAGTAATAGAACCCATCAGGGCACTTACCTAATTTAGCACACGCTGTGAAGTCAGGATGTTTCTCTTGAGTGGTAGGCTCTTGTGAGGCCTTATCCCATCCTCGTGCCCATACGGCATTGAAGGGTTTAGTGGGGACTTTAACCATGTTCTCACGTCTGAAATAATTAGCTCCTTCAGCTCTTACGTTCCAGTTACCATGAAGTAGCTGAGCTTTATCTACAGGGCCTAGACCTTCTAGGAAAGCTTTGTACTCAGGGTTGTTCTTCATCATCGGCGGATTATCATAGATAGTCGCAGAGATGAATGTGAAGCTAAGAATAGCTGCTTCCCAATCCTCTTCAGGTATATCAAACCTTTCAGCTAACTCCTGACGGGTTTCACCCCAGAAGAAGTCACCTTCACGTCTGACAAAATAACGAACTACACCATCCCTCTCAGGAATCGGATAACCTTCATCGTCAAGGTGCCAATCGATCAGCTCTCTGATCTTATGATCACTATCAGGGTTACATGACATAACCATACGAGAAGGGTATTTAGATTCTGAACGGAGACGAGACATCATATATTCAAGCTGTGACCATTCGAACTGGCAAGCCTCATCCACACCAATGAAGGTATACTGAAGACCCTGAATATTTAATTTATCTTTCTCATACTCCATGTGTTGCCACTTCATGGAGGCACCACTTGGGAATCGGCAAGTTAGATCATTTGACCTAAAGGTAGGCTTAATGGAAGCATCTAACTCATTATACATATTAAAGGCAGTATCAAATATACCACCCTGCCCCTTAATCTGGGGTGTTGTTCGTCTGAACATGATGATGGTTGTCTTACCGTCATCTATATACCTTAAGGGTATCATCTGGAGAAGGTAGGACTTCCCCGATCCGGCAGCTCCGCCGATAATGCATATCTGAGCGTCACTGTTTAAAATCATTTCTTGTTTGGCTGAGGCTGGACCCAACGTTTGAACTTCTTCAGACATCTGGGTTACCTCTTGTTTGCTACCTCGAAGTACCCTTCTGGGCCGAAGTATTCTAAGGATTCGATATTAACTACTAGAAGCGATGCACACTTACCTTCTTCATTAGGTGCGTTAGTAAAGTGGATCAGTGCTCCGTCTGATTGGGCACGTTCTGCTTCAACAGTCATAGGGTTAAGCCCTTTAAGCTTAACTATATATTTGATTTTGTTTGACATTTTGGTATGATATTTGATATGATATTTAGAAATGCAAAAAGGGAGACCCTCGATGAAGGACTCCCTTTCGTGTTTTGAATTTTATGATGGCCACTCTTCCATGCCCCATAAACGTAGCTGCAGGGCTGCTTATGCAGTCAGCTACCTCTCCTCAGACTTCTAAGAAAACTAACCCTGAGTCATACTCAGTGAGATGACTTTACCAGTTGGCTTCTTGTCTGAGCTTTCCTCAGATTGGGCCTTCTGGATACCATTTTGCTTCTCATCGTTCAGAACGACTGTATATGTCATATCTATAAGTTTAATAGAAGCTTTAAGCTGGGTTTCCTCCTTATCGGCATTCCTCATCAATGAGACGAGCTTTTGAATGGCTTCAGGAGCGTTTTTCTTTAATAGTTCTTTCAGAGCTGGGTCTGATGGGAGCTTGTTCTTGCTGCCTACTGGTCTACCTCGTCTATTAATCCCATCGGGATTTGAGGCAAAGCCTTTCTTGGATTTATCATCCGACATTAACTTCTCCATGGTTGCCTTAGCGATCTTCACAGATGACTGTAGCGAGCTACGTAACGCTGTAGCGCGAGATCGATCACCTCCTTAGTTAGAAGGTTACTAAGATCTGGTAGCGGTAGCTGGATTCGAACCAACGATCTACAGGTAATGAGCCTGTCGAGATGACCACTTCTCTATACCGCGTCAAGTAGGTTGGAGACCGACCTGCTAGATTAAACTAGGCGGGGGCCTGTGTGCCAGTCTCCAAAGATGGTGGGGCCGGTAGGAGTCGAACCTACACAGTGTGGTGGCGTCTCGTTTACAGCGAGGTGGGCTCTCCAGTGCCCAGCGTCCCCTTAATTTCTTAACCTTATATATTAAGTATACCATACTTTTGGGATTTGTCAACCCCTAAGGTAGAAATAATT